CTTGCCATTAGTCCAGTACGGGCTAGAGACATGATAGAAGTAGAAGGCCTGTGCTTCAATGTCATGCCAGCACATGGCGGTACCATTGTACAGATTAGGCACTACGATCGCAAAACAGATCGCAACAATCACATTACACACATTATCACGTCGGAAGAAGATGTTGCTGAACGTATTGGGCATATTGTTAGTATGGAATTGTTGAGAATCTCACTATGACCGAAATAATCGCTAAACCTGTAGTTAAAAATAAATTTTGGATTGTGGAAAGCAATGGCAACAAAATTGCCACTATCCAAGCCATTGATGAAGATGGTGGTGTTGCTTATGTGCACGATGATCAGCGTGAAGTGTTTCCCAGTATCAAATTGTTGAGCAAGAAATACAATATTGCATTTGCCAAAGCCGAAAAGCCTGTGCGTGAAAAGTCAGACCATTATGATGTGTATGGATTCCCTACCAATAGTGCCCCACACAATCAGGTCTTGGACGTGCAACGCTACTTGCCTATCTATACCAAAGGAGCCAAGAGTAAAAGTTTCTTTTGTGCAGGATATTACATTGTTAAATTCAGTAACACATGGGTTCGTGCTTACTGTCCAAAACTCATTACCTTAAACCGCTACGAATATCAAGGTCCTTTTAAAACACAAGAGCGCATGATGGACGCAATGAAAGAAGCAAATGGACAATAATTTACCATTACATATAAAAATGTTTAATGATAGAGTAAGAGCTATGAATCAAACTAGCGGCAAGATTCTTACACTAAATGCCGAAGAAGCACGCAATTTGCATGCGGAAATTTACGATTTGATGGCCACAAATGTCAGTTTAAATCGCACCACTACCAATGCCGTTGCTGTTACCATGGACGGTGGTGGTTTTAAATAAACTACCTATATTAAGGTGATAAATAAGAGTATCAAGGATACATGAGATGTCAAGACCAAAACCGACGGTGTTATTAGACCACGTCAATAAAACAACATACAAGAGTTCTCAGGTTTTACAAGCCGATGGTATCTATGCGGTCTTTTACGAAAATCGACCCATCAATCTCAAAACCAGCAATGTGCTGGTGGCATACCCTGGTCCCAAGTATTCTAAAGTGTCTTTCAGCAATAAAGGACACGCAATTAATCTTTGTAAGAAACTAAACAGCCTGTACAAAACAGAATCGTTTAGTGTTGTCTTACTAAAGCAAGGTGAAAAAATCTTCCCATAAGCGTTTCTCGCAACGCCAACTCACTGAGATATTCTGCCAACAGATCGGCATACCATCTGCAGAAACTTCGTATCATCGTAACTTATGGTGGATTAATCCCACCGATGCCAATAGCCTTAGACTCTCCTTGGATGGCCTGCGTATGGCCATCAAGGAACTAGAACTCAAGCCCTACGAGTTTCGCCTAGAAACAGAAATCAGCAACGCCTACATACTCAAACTGGAACGTGTATTTCCATCAATGTATTACTTGCTCAAACGTGAAAAGTTTATCATCTTTGAAGAATCTGAAGCAGTTACCCTTACACTTTATGGGGATTTGCAGAAATATTTAGATACACTGGAAGAAAGTAATACTTAAGTACTACTTTTGTATAAAAACAACACTCAATGTTTTGTTATTTTGGAGTTGACACTAATAGATGCCGACTATATAATAACAACTGTCAGAGAGTAAAAAGATTAATTATTTTAAAGAGGATTTATTATGGCTGGTGGTATCCAAGTAGGTACAGAAGCAGGCAGTACCGAGTCTAAACAGCTCGACGGCGATGTTAAGAACATCGCTATGGCTATTGCTATATGTCAAGAAAAATATTGTTTTGAAATCGGACACCAAAAGAATAAGATACTCCCAGAATGTCATAATATGAATGTCACCTTAGGATGTGTTCCCGATGGCGGCATGTGGTTTGATGGTTCACGTAATCAACCAAGATCTATTAAATTTGTATTTGAAGCCAAGCACCAACAGGATGGCGGTAATGCTATTGAACGATGGACCAAAAACTATTTGATTTGTTACCGAATGAATCCTGATGTAAAATACATCACATTCATGACTGGGGAAGGAGCAAATCCTGGCGGAGTATTGTATGAGTTTGGACAAACGATGAGAGCCATCAACGGCGACAACTGCATCTTTTACTATCAACCCAATGGATTCACTGAAGAAGAAATCTTTAACATAATGATTGGTATATTAGGGTTAGATATACCTTTTGAAAAGGCCAAACAATATTTGACAATAACCAACGGAAACGCAAGCAAATCAAGTAGTGTAGATTTCTTTATCAGAAACTTTGAGACTGACGAAGAACGCACGGAAAGAATCGCTAAAGAACTTGCACGTCGAGAATTAGAAATGCGTTTTAGTACCTTTGCACAGACTCCCGGTGATCCATTATTCCCAGTTTGGCACAGATTGCCCCGTGCATATCTAACAGAAGCACATGAAATTGTGTTGGACATGATGCAAGAAGGCAAAGCAAATTCAGAGATAGCCACAACACTTGTGGAATGTTTTTTAAACTAATATAATATACTATGAAACCTTTATACATGTGGGCCGGTGGTAAGAATAAAATGATACCCAAGTACGAACTTAATCCCGGCATACCAAAAAATGGATACGATACTTATGTAGAACCATTCTTCGGAGGTGGTGCTATGATGATTCATATCTATAAAAATAATCCCAACATTAAGTTTATACTCAATGATATAAACCCGGAAATCGTGGGGTTATATCTTGCCATACGAGATCACATTACAGAGTTCACTACTGAATGTGATCATCTTTGCAATCAGTATTTGCCTATGTCCAAGGCCGAAAGAAAAGTTTTTTATTATAAAATAAGAAAAGAATACACCACAGAATATCAATCTTGGTCAGCCGCTAAAGAAAGTGCCACATTGTACTTTTTAATGAAGACCGCATTTAATGGTATATGGCAAAGCACCAAAGAAGCCAAAGGAAGATTTTGTACTCCATCTGGGTTGCTTAATCAAAAAGACAGCGTATATGACAAAGAAAATGTGTTAGAGTGGCACAAGTTCTTACAAAAAGTTTCTATCCACAGTGGTGAATGGAAACATTGTCTCGGTACTAATATAGAAGGTCGAGCACTATTCTTTTTTGATCCTCCTTATCGTGATAGTTTTACGCAATACGGAACAGACTTTGACGATAATAAACATTTAGAACTAATTGATTTTTGCAAAAAAGCAGATCAAGAAGGACATATTGTTATGTACTGCAACCGCAATGCTGGTGATACATTTTACACAGACAATCAAGGAAATTTAGATATCAGTTATTATGATATCACTTATACTGCTGGGCGTAGATCTACAAAAACAGTACAAGAAGAAGGTAAAGCAAATGTCACAATAAAAGAAGCCAAAGCTGCAAAAGAAGTATTGTTATATAGCAAAGCAATCAAAAACGAATCGTTATTTGTCACTGAAGAATGATTCAAGCGTATTACGATCAAGTTTGTGCAGAATGGGGAGTTGTTCCCACTGCTGACATCTACACCGGATACGAAAGTGTAGAGAAGGACCTACGCCGATTGAATAAGGAACGTTGGGCAGCCGCAGATGAAGCAGGTCGATTGGCCATTGAACAAGAAGTGTTCGATATCTATCGTGCAGTAAATGTGCTACCTTTAACCTACTACAGTTTAGAAGGATGTAGAGCACAGATACGTAATCTAGCACACAAGAACAAATCTGTCACAAAGAAAACTCTAGCCATTGGTGGCAATGATGGTAATGCGTTTGCACGTTTTTGGTTTCCTAACATGCAAGATGCTAAATGGAATACAAATGATACTGTGAGCTTACGATCAAGATTTAATCATGATGTCAAATTCAAACGTGCTATCAAATTGTGCTATCAACATCGAGACAATGGTGATGAAGCAGTATTCCCGCACTTGATCAGAACTGCTATAGAATTGGTCAATGGTGGCACTATACAAAACTTCAAACCGTTAAATGCTCGTGCAGTATGGGAATATCTTTGCCCCACATTTATGGGCAACCTATTGGACTTTAGTTCAGGCTATGGCGGACGTATGCTAGGTTCAATGACCAGTCGTATGCGTTATCATTATACCGGTATTGATCCCAACACTCGAACGTTTGAAGGATTACAGGCCCTAGGCGAACTGTTACAAGACGAAGGCCAAGGATCTGGATTTAGTATGAATTGTATGCCTAGTGAGGAGTTTGAGCCTGAACCTGGCACTTACGATGCAGCCTTTTCTAGCCCCCCATACTTTAATCTTGAAACCTACACTGATGAACCAACCCAGTGTATGAATCGTTATAGCGACATTGATCGTTGGTTCGAAGGTTACGTGGCACCCACGTTAAAGATGATTCATCGTGCACTTGCTGATGATGGGGTATATGCAGTCAACATTGCCGACTATAAACACGGCAAAGAGCAGTTTAAAATAGTAGAACGCTGGATTGAGCTGAGCGAAAAGTGTGGTTTTAAACACACAGAAACTCTTAAAATGTTGTTGACAACTCGCCCGGGAGTAGGCAATAATCGTAGTGAAAATAGCACAAAATTTGAGGGTATTTTTGTGTTCAAAAAGTAACACTTTAGTACTACTTTTTTGTGCTAAAAACAACACCGTTTGGTTGTCCATAAATGGCACTTTTGCTATAATAACTACATGGACAGCAAAAAACAAACCCGTAAACGCAGACAAGATACCAAACACGCCGTTTATATGTTAGTAAACACTAACACAAACGAGAGTTATATTGGTATTACTGTATGCGGCTCACAAGTAACCAAAGCACTAAAAGTTCGTTTTCAGAAGCACGTTCGTCGTGCTGTAACTGAAAACAAATCGTGGGCTTTGTGCAACAGCATTCGTGAACACGGTGCAGAAGCATTTTCCGTGTTATTGGTAGATATTGTGCGTGGACGTAAGCCCGCTCATGCTATCGAACGTGAATTAATCAATGAGTGCAAGCCCGCACTTAATACTCATTGAGTTGCATAAAAACAACAGACCAATAAAGAAGTTTGTCGTATAATATGTTTTTAGTTAGTTAAAAGTTCATTAATTTCAGGAGTATATATGAGCATTTCAGAAAATCGTACAGTTAGCCCCAACGAAGCACGTAGCAGACTTTTACGTGCATTCAAAGTTCAGCGTCCCGTATTCCTTTGGGGTCCTCCTGGAGTTGGCAAGTCAGAATTGGTTGCAGACTTGACCAA